TCTACTATTACGATTACACAGGGGTCAGGATGAAGAAATGGATTTCGTTACTTAGTATACCAATACTATGCATGCCATTGTTATTTAACTGGCAAGCATTAGAAATCCTTAAATTAAAAACATTTGACGCACTCGTACAAACACCAGATCCATCTGGTTGGTTTGTAACTTTAAATATAACAGAAGAAGATGTAACACTTGCGGGCGGATGGCCCTATCCGCGACAAGACCTTGCACGAATACAATTAGACTTGTTAGATGCAGGAGCTTTAGGTGTAGGTTGGGTTGTTGCGTTTCCACAAGCAGATAGATTTGGTGGAGACCAAGCATTTGCAGATGCTTTATTACAAGGTCCGAGTGTAATTGCTACGTTTGAAGGAGGCAGTTCTTACGCACCAACTACAGGCACAGTTATATTAGGAGATGGAGAACCCATACAAGGTATTGAAGCACAAGGCGTAATAGGGAATGTGTCCGTGTTAGCAGACTCAGCCTACCAGGGGCTAGCAGTCGCACGTACTGATGTAGATAATTTAGTAAGACGTTTACCTTTACTACTTCAGACACCAGACGGTTGGACTCCGTCTTTTGGTATACAAGTTATCAAAATGATTGGTGGTGCAGATACGTACATTATTAAAGGACAGCAGGGACAGATTGAAGAACTTACTGTACCTAATTATGCAGAGATACCTGTAGACAGTATTGGGCGTAGGTGGGTGTCCTGGATAAATACGCCAAGCACAACGTTACAAGAGATGGACGTAGCAGATAAATTTGTATTTATAGGTGTTAGTGCTAAAGGGGTGATGCCGCAGATAGCTACAAGCGATGGACTAAAATATCCACACCATGTACAAGCAGCCCTAGCAGAGAGTATGACCGTAGACGTACCAGCAATACCAGGCACTGCATTATTATATGAATTACTTATATTAGTAACAGTGCTTATATTAGCTGTAGTTATAGTACGTGTGTCTGGTTTGGTTGGCACTGTTGTAGGGATCGTGGGCCTTGGATCTATGACCGCGGTCGGTGGTTGGTATTTAATTACATCTAATATACTTATAGATGTTAGTTACAGTTTAGTATCAATGGTGCTTATATCTGTGCAAGAATTTTATTTAAGATTTAATGAACAATTTAAATTACGACAGTTAATTAAAAAACAATTCGAACACTACCTGGATCCCAGGCAAGTTGCACGATTGCAAGAAGATCCTAGCTTACTTAAATTAGGAGGAGAACGTAGGACTTGCACGTTCTTATTTACTGATGTTAGGGGTTTTACAAATTTATCTGAAAAGTTAGAACCAGAACAAGTTACTGAAATAATGAATAAAGTACTTACCGCGCAAGTTACATGCATTCAGGCACACGGCGGTATGGTAGATAAGTTCATAGGCGACGCATGCATGGCCATATTCAATTCCCCCCTAATGATTGATGAACATGAAAAACGTGCTGTCGCCTGTGGCCAAGATATGCGTACGGCAATAAAAGCGCTGCAAAAAAAATTACCCGAACCCATAGCAATTGGTATTGGTATAAATACTGGAGAAGCAGTAATTGGTAATATGGGGAGTAATACAAGATTTGACTATTCAGCAATAGGAGATGCTGTGAATACAGCGGCACGATTAGAGAGTGCAACTAAAGAAGCAGGTGTAGATATATTGATTGGAGAAAGTACGTACAAAAAGTTACCACCTGATGTGGAAGCTAGTTTTGTACGAGAAATAAAAGTAAAAGGCAAAAAGAAAGCATTAAAAGTGTATACTATATAAATGGCTAGAAATTATAAAGGAGAGTATGCAAACTACCATTCTTCTCCAGAACAAAAGAAAAGACGTGCAGCTCGTAATAAAATACGTAGGCAAATGTTAAAAGAAGGTAGAGTTAGAAAAGGAAGTCATATCGATATTCACCATGTAGACGGAAATCCTGCAAATAATTCACGAAGTAATGTAGTTTTACAACATAGGTCAAAAAATAGGTCATTTCCAAGAAAATGACCTCACAGTATTTATTGTAATGCGTTTTAAGCACATGGTCCTTGTGCTGACATTAAAAACACCTAAAGTGCAACAGAGAGCGTCTCCGTGGCTTCTACACTACTTTAGTCTTTTTTAGTGTTTTGAGTAGTCTGTTTAGATACCATTCTGCTTTTTTAAGATCTTCTACCCCTTTTTTAGCTTCATATCGCCACATATACTTTTGTATGTTACCTTTTAGATAACCTTTAAAGGCTTCTGGTGTCATACTAGCTTCTATTGCATCTATGCATTCTATACCGCCCATGTTGTAATGGGGTGGTGAATTGACCATGTCTGTCATTTTGTGTCTCCTAAACAATGTTTTGTAAGTGCTTCTATGAAATTCTTAAAAGATACTGCTTTTTTATTAAATTCTTTTAAAGTAATTTGTGCAATTGTAAAGTCTTCTATTACGTACACAAGATCTCCAGATGCAAATACTGCATACGTAAATACATTATGTTCTTTTTGGCGTGTTAGCCAAATGCGTTGTTGTTCTGATAAGTTAATTTTTATCTTAGAGTTAAGCTTTATAGGCAAGTTTTCTTTATACTTATATTCAATCCAACAATTACTGTTAGGTCCTGAATAGTAAGTATCTGGCACACCCCCATGATAAGGGTCATTAATTTTCCAACGATAAACTTCTTTAGATAAGTGTTTGTGCACTTTATTTATGAACTCCTTTTCTTTCACACGAAAAGTATAACATACGTACATTAGTACAAAAGAATGGTTCGTAGGTTGTACGTACTTGGATGCGACATATACTGTCGCACCCGTACGAAAGATAATTACTTAGTTTTAGTAGCAAAAGTCTTTTCATAAAAACTTTTTGCAACTTCGTAAGCACTTTCTTTTAGCCAACCTACATTAGAAACAGATATGTTCATGAACTTCTGTCCAGCTTTGTTAGCAGTTGATACCGAAGCAAGCTTCCAAAGAGAAGCAAATCTATCGCCACCTAACTTCATAATTTGAGTATTCCATTCTCTAGATACTCTAAGCTTTGAAGAAGCACAATCAAACAAGAAAGGTATTTCTGATACTTCACCTGTTTTCTCATCTATTTTTAACAAAGTATGAGTTTGAGTTTGTGTGATTTCATGGTCTTCAACCTTGTTACCACCATCTTCAAGATACTTAATAGCTTCTGCTTGTGTAGGAAATGTACCTACTAAGCCGCCACCTTTTTCTCTTTTTACCCATACAACATACTCTTCTCTGAAGTGTACGTTGACTACGTAAAGTTCTTTACCGTAGCTTTCTTTTGTTACAGTGTTTATAAAGTCGCCAACTTTAGCGCCGTCTATATATTCACTGTGGTTTTCATCTACTTCGTTTGATAACTGCTGTAGCTGTTTCAAACGTGGAGTAGACAAATGTTCTGAGTTAATGTTTTCATTACCCAGATTGTTGCCTTGTTTAACGTGAGCAGGCATCTCACTTGTTACTATACTTATATCATTAGACATCGAACGTTCTCCTTTTTTCATCTAATTATAATTATGCTGATCTAAAGTTAACTCTAGTCAGCTCCGTACTTTTAACACCTGGTACATCCATACCAGAAGTTATCAGTTCTCTGTAGGCGGTTGCAGACATACGTTTTTGTAACAACTCAAATTGATTTGTATCAATAATGTGTTGATGTAACGCGTCCCAATCTTCTACAGTGGGCACAATCTCATTTTTAAGTGAGATTGTACAAACATCATTAGAAATTTTATCGAGCCCTTGCTCTTGCATTCTAATAGATATTTGACTTTCCAACTCGCGTTGTTGTGTTTTAAGAAGTTTTTCTTCAGCTTGTACAGATTTTATTTCTGTTCTTACTTTAGTTACTTCTGATAATAAATCATTTAATTTTTTCATGATATCTCCTTAAGAATATGTAATAAGTTTTCCATACGACCTAACTTGGTATTGAGTTTTTTGTATACCTCAGGTTCCCAAGTGCCTCTGGCTTGAATAAGTATTGTTTCAGTCTTTTGTGTTTGGCCTGCTCTGTATATACGCTGATTAAATTGTTGGTAATGCTCAGCGTTGTATGTTGGCGAACACCAGATTACAGTGCTTGCACGTGTAAGAGTAAGGCCGTGTGATGCAGACTGTGGGTGACAAAATAAAACTTTAATCTGTCCAGCTTGATATCTAGCAACTATATCTTTTCTACGTTCAGCAGGTACAGTGCCATCAATAACATCATATGTAATACCTTCTTTGTTAGCTAACTCTATTAATGCATCACGTTCGTGTTTCCAATTAAATGCTACCAAGCTATGCGCACGTTGGTTTACAAGTGTCATAACTATGTCGTATCTTTCTTGATGTACAAACTGAACCACACCGTCTTCATCGTACACTGCGCCCGTAACAAGTTGGAGTAACTTCTTGACACGGGCGGCTGCGTTTACAGCGTTTACTGTGCCAGACTTAGTATATAAGACTGATTCATCAGCTAGTG